GTAATGCTCTACCTACACGTCCTGTCATCGGTCAGTACACAGAGGAAGATGCCCCTATGCCTGAGATGGTTGGTGATGACATCATTGCTGGCTACTGGATGATTGAGTACACTGCTGTAGATATGTTTGCTGATACTACAGAGACTGATGAGGATGATGTAGAGACTACAACTACTAAGGCAGAGCATGAGACAGCTTATCAGGCAAGTCTTGATGCTAAGGCTGCAGAGGCTAACCGTAAGACACGTGATGATCTTATTGCTGCCACTGACTTCTATGCGTTAACAGATGTAACTATGAATGCGAGTATGACAACCTACCGTCAGGCTCTACGTGACATAACAGAACATGCCAACTGGCCTAATCTTGAAGAGGCTGACTGGCCCACTAAACCATCTTAAGGAGCAACCAATGGGATACAAACTAGGATCAAAAAGTAAGCAGAACTTGTCTGGTGTACATCCAGATATGGTTGCTGTTGTTACAAGAGCATTAGAGATTAGTGAAAAAGACTTTAGTGTAACTGAAGGTGTTCGTAGTATTGAACGTCAGCGTATTCTCAAGGATACAGGTAAGTCAACTACAATGAACTCTCGTCATCTGACAGGTCATGCAGTAGATGTTGTACCATATCCTGTGTCGTGGGAGTGGGAGGAGTTCTACCCTATTGGGGATGCTATGAAAAAGGCAGCAGAGGAGTTAGACATTGAGATTGTTTGGGGTGGTGACTGGAAGAGTTTTCCTGATGGACCTCACTTCCAGTTAGATTGGAAAGCCTACCCCTGTGACTAGGGGCGAAGAAGATTGTTTCGTAATGGGTAAAAACATATCGGCAAGTCTATTGTTTGCCTTAGTACTACAAGCTGCAATGATAGTTTGGAGTATTTCACAGATGAGGGCAGACGTAGATGCTAACTCGTCATCTATAGTTAGAATAAGTGCAGATGTTAAGGCTGTTGAAACATCTTCAATTACCCAAGCCGTACAGCTAGGCAAGATAGAAGAGAACATAAAGGGAATTAAAGAGTCCCTTGAAAGGATGCTTGAGGTAATGGAGAGAGACTAATGCTAGACCCCATAACGGCTATATCAGCCTGTACTGCTGCCTTCACTATGACTAAGAAGCTAGTGCAACATGGCAGAGAGATAGAGGACGTTATGGGGCAGCTAGGGGAGTGGTTTGGAGCCGCCTCTGATCTTGCCAAAGCTGAACAACAAAGAAAGACACCTTCAACTATACAGAAGCTAACTGCGGGTGATAGTATAGAGAAGGAAGCCTTTGACATAATCGTACATAAGAAGAAACTAGCGGCTCAACAGAAAGAGCTAATGTTTTTATTGAATATGCGTTTTGGTCCTAATACTTGGGACGAGATGATTAAGCTTAGACGTCAGATCCGTAAGGAACGAGAAGATACTGTCTATAGGGCAATGGAAGCTAAGAAAGAAATCGTTAACAACATAGCTATGTTTGCCTTGTCCATAGGAATTATCTTTGTTGTCTTTGGTGGTATATACTTAATTGGGTTAGGTACAGGTTCGTGGTAAAAGCATTATTATTGTCAGCACTCTTAATTTTTACTGTAGGGGTATCAGAGGCTAAAGAACCCCGGATGGTTATATGTAAACTGTGGAAACGTATAGCTATAATGGGTGTACAACAGTGTTGGTATCGTGGACCTAACGGATCGTCTGCCACGTTCTTTCCTACACCACTGATACCTAAGTATGAGTATGGGGCTGCATACAGACAATGCCCTCAGAGTTTTGAGTGTGTATACGACTTTAAGAAGCGTAGACCCTCTGCACAAGAAATTATAGATGGGTTGAAAGGGGGCGGTTAATTGACTGTAACTATGGAAAGATTTCTACAGTGGAAAATACTTCCCCGTATTATGATGTTAGTTATGACCTATATGTACATCGAGGTACTTTTCTGGTTTATGAACTTACCACCTGATGCCATGACTTCACAGGCCACAGCACTAACTGCAACTGTAACAGGCGCAATCACGGGAGCATTCTCCGTATGGTTGTCCCACGAGAAGTAAGAAAGGTATATAATGATAGGAGCAATTATTAGCAGTCTCTCAGGGTTAGCTACGAGTATAATTGATGGTAAGACACAACTCAAGCTAACTGAGGCAGAGATTAGGAAAAAGCAATTAACTGGGGAGATTGATTGGGACTTAGCGGCTATAAAGTCTACGGAGAACTCTTGGAAAGATGAATGGATTACACTTCTATTCTCGGTGCCACTTGTACTTGCGTTCTTACCTTTTGCTTGGGCAGAAGATGTAGTAGCTAATGGCTTTGCAGCCCTTGAATCAATGCCCCAGTGGTATCAGATTTCACTTGGTGGGATCGTGAGTGCCAGCATAGGACTGAGGTCAGTAAGTAAATTCTTCGGCAATAAATAAATACAAGTGTATATACAAAATAGTAAAGCCCCTGCGTCCACTCAAGGATACAGGGGCTTTTTTATGGTTTGTTGTGTTCCTCTGCTAAGTGTCTAAACAGAGCGTACATAGGAACCTTCATCTTAAAGTCTATTTCCTTCTGTAGCTTATCCACCTTCACGGCTAACCACATTATTAACAAGGTCTGTACGACCAATACTACAGAAGATAGATCAGGTATCTCCATGCTCTTCTACCACCTTAATCAATCTAGCACCATACCACTCAGCTTTCTTTAGGTCTTCTATACCGTTCTTATATCGCCACCTATGTAGGTACTTGGCTATATTCCCACGTAGGTATCCTATGAACTCTTCCTTGGTTAAGAAGTCCTCTATGTAGTCAATACACTCTATGACGCCAGTACCGTAGTGAGGTGGACTGTTGACCATATCTGTTACGTTACCTTTTTCTTTCCACTTAGCCATTGTCACCTCTTATAAGTTTAGCCTGTTCTTTTATTAGTTCTTGTTGTCGTTCTAGTTCAAGGTATTGCTTGTCTACCTCAGATAACTCTTGTGGGGCAGGGTTAAGTTCAACAACATCCCCCATCATAAGTCTCCTTTGTCTTTCATGTTAAACGGTAAGCCTACGCACTGACTAAAGAACTTTGCCTTGGGGTCAGGCTTAGTTTCAAGTAAGTAAAGCATATTTACCTCCCTTATAGCCTGACACCTCTCCTCTGTCTTGTAAGTTGCATTAGGCGCACGTACAGAGAAGTGTGGTTCCCCGTCCTTCATAATACTAAGTACAACTATATACACATATATCATAGCTTCTCCTTCATAAATACCTTTACCCATTGAGCGCAGATATCACTTCTGATAATGTCTTCAACACCAAACTCAATGATAGAGACAGGTAGCATATGCTTCTTAGCTAAGTGTATAACCTTAGATAGACCATCTGCTTCCTTTAAGTCTGATTGTTGTACATCACCATTAAGGACAATTGTAGAACATTCTCCAACTCTTGTCAACAACATCTTTAACTCATGGGTAGTTATATTCTGTGTTTCGTCAACTATTATAAAAGCATCATCAAAACTACGACCCCTCATAAGAGACATAGGTGCCATTTCAATGTTACCAGACTTGATACCAGTTTCCAATGTGCCAGCCCCTAGATGTTTCTGTAGTACATCCAATACAGGTAAAGCCCAAGGTTGAACCTTTTCCTCTAAGGTTCCCGGAAGATACCCCATGTCTTTGCCCACAGAGACCATAGGACGGGTTATGACGATCTTGTCTACCTTCTTAGTGGTGTACAGGTCAGCAGCTACGGTGGCAGTAATGTAGGTCTTACCTGTCCCTGCTGGCCCCAGTACAAAGACCTGACTGAACTCTTTAAGTGCATCTATAAACTCCTTCTGTTTGTCTGTCTTAGGAGTGAGGCCAGAAGTTTCCCGCTGACCTGCACCCTTGTATTTAGTCTTTCTGCGTGACCTGCTTGTCTTAACTAACTCTGAGTTATCCAATATCTACCATCTCACAGACATCCCCAGTGCAGGCCATAGTTTGCATACCTGAAGTGTTGTCTTCTTTCTCATACTCAGACAGTTTATTCCAATCAATACTTCTAGGCATCTGATCAAGTAGTATATGATAATCTGTAGCTACACACTCCTGATAGGGTGCCTGTTGATATGTATGCTCATTGAAAGGCAAGAAGGACACACCTGACATTTCATCAAAGTGTTCATACACAAATGCGCCTACAGCAAACCACTCCTCTGACTTGACGTTGATAGTAACACTAGGCTTATGTTCACACCAATGTCTCTGATACATCAACCACATTTCTAGCTGTTCTAAGGCTGTCGTATCGGCTGTGTGTACTGCACCCACAGGAGACCGCATAGGAAAGCTAAACACTGTTGTAGCATCAGGCTTCATTACGTCAGGCTCATTAGGAATACCTTGATCCATCATAAACTGTGTTAACGGGTCTTTGTTGTCTCCTCTTACTGTACGAATATAGTATGGGCTGTGTCTTGCATGAATACCACTGGCAGAATCCACAACTTGTGAAACCGTACCCGATGGTTTAACACAAGTTATAGCTGTTGATACTGGGATACCTAACTTATCAGCCCACTCCTTATTTGTTTCTACTGCTACTTCTTTAAGGTGTTGTAGTGTCTTATCTAGCCCTGCGTTCTTTAGCGTCATTAACGGGTTGTCCATTATCCCCGTGAGTGACACACCGAGCAATCGTTCTTCTGAGGTATTGTCAGTCCACATTTTGCGCAAATACGGTAAGTGGGTGTAGGTTGACTGAATGGTTCCAAGTATAGTTGCAAGACGGACTTTTCTTGTAAGATCGTCCAGAGTGTCGTTAGCACGGATGACAACTTCCGTAAGATTACAGAACTGATTCGGTCGAAGTATGATCTCTGAACACGGATTGGTTCCGAACTCGTACTCTGCATTTCGTCTGCCATTCTTAGCCGCCTGTTTCTTCGATGCTTCACGATTAAATACACCTCGCTCACCTGATCCACTCTCCATTAATGACACCCACTCACGCATGAATGACATACTATCTGGCTTTTCTGTATACGACACAGAATTATTAGCTAAGGCTCGTTGACTATTTAGTTCCCACCAGTTACCTGACTTAGCGTGACGCATACGATCATCAAATAGGTTGCTTAAAGATATCATAGCAGAGCGTCTAACGCCCCCTACAACAACAACTTCACCAATCTTACACATTAGGTCATGGCACTCAATAGAACTCAGCTTACGCCCCTGTGCTGCCTTAAACGTAGACACAGAGAAGTTAAACAAATCAACCAAAGGAGCAGGACCACTAGCACGACCACCAAACGTCTTAAGTCTAGCCCCGGCTGGACGTACTTTAGATACATCCCACTTAGGAATCTCACCAGCCCACAGGAGAGCCAGAACTTGTCTGAGACCTTTAGCCCAACCTTCCTTACTGTCCTTGATA